GCGGAGTCGGAAGCTTACCGGCGCCATATGTGGGACGCGTTTACGAACGAGGTCATGACCCGGCGCGCGCCTGCGTCCGTCGTAGTGGTCTGTGCAACCCCGTGGCATGTGGACGACGTGAACGGACGTATCCGCAAAGAGATGACGGATAACCCGTCGTTTCCCCGGTTCGAGTTCATGACGTTTCCGGCTGAATCAAAAGAGTACGAGTCGGGCTACCTGTTCCCGGAACGGTTCGAGCCTGATTGGTACAAGACGCAACGGGCCACACTTGGAGCGTATAGCGCGGCCGGCCTCCTAGATTGTGAACCGACAGTAAGGGGCGGTAACCTGTTTGAGGTCGAGTCGGTACAGTGGCACGATGACGCCAAAGACTTCCCAGATTGTCGGTATGGTAGATTCTGGGATCTGGCGTCGAGCACAAAAGAACGCGCCAAGGATGACCCGGACTACACAGCTGGCGTGTTGCTGGGCGTGGTGAAGCAAGAGGGTGGCGCATACGAGGTGTGGGTCAAAGATGTGGTGGCTATGCAGGCGGAAGCCCCCGCACGCGATAGGCGTATCCGTGCCACAGCCGACACGGACGGGTCAACCGTGGCCGTGTACGTGGAGAGCGTGGCCGGGTACAAGGACGCCTATACAGGTTTGGCGCACGTCTTGCGCGGCCAACGGCGTGTCGAGAAAGTCATTGTCCACGGCGACAAGGTAGTACGCGCGTCACCGTTAGAGCCGGTGTTTGAGTCCGGCAATGTCCACTGTCTACGCGGCAACTGGAACGCCTTGTTCATGGGCCAGTTTAGTGATTTTCCGAGTGGCAAGCACGACGATGTTGTAGATGCTGTCTCGGGGGCGTACAATGCCCTTGTGCGGTTGCTGAATCGCGGACGGATAATTGCACACTGATACGCGAAAGGATATTGAGTTATGGCAGAAAACACAGACGTTAAGTTGTGCCTAGACGCGCTGGCCGCGAAAAAGAACGAGCGCGCGAAACGATGGAACTACTACGATGGAGAGCATCCGCTCGTATATGCCAGCGACAAGCTAAACCAAGTATTCCGGCAGCAGGTTGTATTTGTCCAGAATTGGTGCGAGGTCATTGTAAACGCTACCCTGGACCGGCTCAAGTTCCGCGCGTTTGATTGCGGCACGAACAACGTGGCCAAAGAGACGCTAGAAAAGATGTGGCGGAACACGTTGCGCAAACAGGCTCAGAATGTCCATAAGGCCGTTGCAGTGACCGGCGAAGGGTATGTGATAGCGTGGCCAGACAAAGAGACCAGTAAACCACAAGCGTTCTACCACGACCCGCGGACGGCCCATGTGCTGTATGAGGACGATGACCCCACGAAAAAGCGTGTAGGGTGCAAACTCTGGGTAAGAAAGAACGAACAGGGGAAGAATTTCCGGTTCTTGAACCTGTACTACACGGACCGCATCGAACATTATGTCGGCACGAGCACGAGCACGAATGGTATCACGATTGGCGGTGAGGGTGCGTCTAAATTCAAGCTTATTGGGAATGGTGTCGAGATGCACCAACACAACATCATCCCGGTGTTCCATTTCCGGCGCGATGACCGGGCGGTGGTTGGTGAGCTAAGCCTAGGCATTTTGCGGATTCAAGATTCCGTCAACAAGCTGCTGACCGACATGATGGTATCTAGCGAATACGGCGCATATGTACAACGATGGGCCATTGGCGCGTTCACAAAAGATAGCGTGATCCCTACCGGACCGAGCACGTTTACTGAGTTTCCACCAGCGGCCCCCGGAGAGCAGGACACAAGCACTGGCGCGTATCCTACCACTCCGCCGTCAAACTATTTGCAGCCAATGGAGCAGCTGGCATATTCGTTGGCTATTCTGTCACGGACGCCAAAACACTACTTCCTGGGCCGGGGCGGTGTGCCAAGCGGTGAAGCACTGCTGGCAATGGAAGCGCCATTGGTGCACAAGGTGGAATGTTACCAGGAATCGCTAGGCGATACGTGGGTTGAGGTTGCTGCGTTTATGGCGCGCATTTCTGGCGTCCAGTGTCAGGCAGAAGATCTTAAAATGTTGTGGGCTGCGGCTGGCACTGTTCAACCTCGAACAGCCGCTGAGATCATGAAGTTGCGGACAGAAGCTGGCATCCCGGTAGAGCTTATTCTGGAAGAAGAAGGATGGAGCCAGGATGAAATAGACCATTTGCATGAGATGATGAACGTGTCTGCCACGATGCGCAGCATCCCGAATATCACAGCGTTGCCCCCTGATATACCCGACGCTGTACGCGCCACAGCGGCCGACACGGCCAAACAGATAGCCGCAGCGTCTAGCCAGCCAAGCATAGGCGCAGCGCTTGACAAGGCTGGCACAGAGACGTTACGGCGCGTATTGAACGATGACGGATTGAAAGCGTTTATGCAACGGAAGGCCGATAAAGCATAGGCAAAACGGAGGGCGATAGAATGGAACGTAATCCTGAAGCAACGTGTGGAACGTGTCCCTATTGGCAGGTTTTTGCTAACGCGCTGAGTAATGATCCGCGAGTATTGGGCGAATGCCGGTTTGATAGTGCACGGCACCATCCCAATCCTTTGTACCCATGGCCGGTAACGGACGAAAGGGATTGGTGTGGGAGACACCCGGACTTTGTCGTGCCCAAAGATTTGCAAGTGGCTGCTAAGGGGGGGGCCGCAGAGAATCGGCGAAAGCAATGGAGATATTGACCTGTGATTGCTGACGATATCATAGCGGATGTATTTGAAGCATTCGCGGACTTCCTGTCCATGGAAGAGTTGCAAGCCGTCACTGAAGGTGCAACCAGGGATGCCATGTTGGCGTCTATCACAGGCGTTACGCGGGAAGAGGTTCTGGTCATGGCGCGCGACCATGCTGCTCAGTTGGTGACGCGCGTTAGCGACCAAATGATTGAGCAGTTGGCGGAAAGTATAGCGACAGGTCTTGAAGAACAGCTAGGGCCGGAAGGTACGGCTCGGCTTTTGCGTGACGGGTTGGGCCTCGACAGCAACCGGGCAAAGACGCTGGAGAATTTTCGGAAGGATCTGGAACTGCAAGGGATGCATCCGGCAGACATCGAGTTGAAAGTTGCAGCAAAACGGACACAACTGATTAACGACCGGGCGCGTACAATTGCGCGGACAGAGATGGGCGACGCGCTTGAAGAAGGTGCGCGGACTGTTGCCAAAAAGCGTGGGGCGACTCACAAGGTATGGATCACGGTTGGCGACGACAGGGTTGATCAAGACATTTGTGCAGGGAACCAGGGGCAAGGACCGATCCCTATTGACGAACCGTTTCAAAGCGGGCACCAAAACCCGACCGGACATCCATCGTGCCGGTGCACAGTGTCCTACGTTACAGATACAGGCAAAGGCGAGTTAGGGCGCGCACAGGTACGTGCTGCTGAAAGACAAGGACGGTTAGAGGCGGTGTATGCTGAGGCGGATGCGGCATAGACGGCGGCATAGGCCCAAAAACCCTGGAGGTGTAGCGGATGAACAAAAAGAAAAAGGTTGACAAGAGTGGGTCCAATGGTGTAAAAGTAGATATGGGCAGTTCGCCAACACTTGATGGAGATGGCAACATGACCGTTGTCAGCCCGCTGAAAGGTGTTGACGTGGCAGGCTTGGCAACAACTATCGACCCTGCTAATTATCGGCACTCTGAGTTTGTGGATGTAGTCAGTGGTGGACAGGAAGAAGAGCCAGCCGACGACGGTGAACGGCACAACCCGCGTATCAAGCAGGAGCTAATCAACCTGCGGCGCGCGGCAAAGTTGTTTATCGTGCTAGTGGAAAAGGTGTTGAAACGCGACGGCTACACTCTAGAGAGTTTTGACGCCGTTCGTATGTGGAATCCCGAATAACCCACGGGGACGCCACTTGCGAGCGGCGTTTTTTGTTGTGTAACCAAATCAACCACCAAGGAGAATGAAGCAATGGCAGACGGACAGGACGGCGCGCAAGGAACGCAGAGCGCAACCGGCACAGCCGGGGACGCAGCGGCCCAGACCACGCAGACTGGACAACAGCAGGCAGCGGCCACCAATGACGGACAACAGACACCGCAGTTATTCACCGCAGATGATATGCAGCGGGAATCTGACAGGCGGGTTACGGAAGCCGTCAAGAAACGGGATGCTGAGCACAAAGCCGCGATGGAAGCAGTAGGCGTTGATGCAGAAACCAAGGTCAAAGGCCAGCTGGACAAGCTGGCAGAGGCCGAGCAGTACACATCGTTTGTGGAGCAGGCCATTGATCCTGCTGTCCACATTAGCGACCTGAAAGGCGCGTACGCTGTAGCGACGGCGCTTGGCTATATGGACAAACGCGGCAAACTGGACGTAGACAAAATGAAAGCAAACCATCCGGCGTTCTTTTCGCCCACAGCAAACGCAAACGCAAACGCTGGCGAAGGCGCGGGACTATCAGACCAAGGCGCTCAAACGATCAACGATTGGCTTCGTAAGGTCGCCGGCGTCGAATAAATTGGATAAAGGAGAAGCACAATGCCGTTCGACAGTGTGACCACCCGAAGTGACGTACAGCCGCTTATTCGTGAGCAGCTGAGCAAGTACCTGCTTGGCGCAATCCCGGAACGGAGCGCTGTTATGTCGCTTGCCAGGCGTCTGCCAAACATGGGCAGCGCACAAACCCGCATGCCGGTCCTAAGTGCGCTTTCGACGGCGTATTTCAAAAATCCAAGCGATAGCGGCTTGGGCAATACCACCGAAGTCAGTTGGGACAACAAGTACATTGACGCCGAGGACATTATGGCGATCATGCCGATCGCCAAAAATGTCATTGCTGATTCGTCCTTCGACGTGTGGGAAGAGGTCAAGCCAGAACTTGCGACGGCCATCGCTACCCTGATTGATGCCGCCGTCATCTATGGCACCAACATTCCAGCGACATGGGCCGCCAACCTGGGGACTACCACAACTAGTTACAACGGACTGGTTGCGCGCGCCACAGCCGCTAGCCAAATCGTGGCCTGGTCTGGCTTCACCGACATCTATGAGGCACTCAACGGCGAGACGGCCCCAGCGGCTGCGGATGGCGTACTGATGTTGCTTGAAGCTAACGGCTACATGGCAACCGGTGCCATTGCCCACACGTCTTTTCGCGGGGCTTTGCGCGGATGCCGTGACTCGAACGGTAACCCGATCTTCCGGGCGCTCCCACTAGAGGGTGAATTCCCCACGGATGATGTCGGTGGCGTATTGGTGCTTTACCCGATGGAGGGAGTTCTCGCGTCGGCTACCTGTAAGGCTATTTATGGGCAGTGGAACGAGCTAGTCTATTCCATACGTCAAGAGATGACGCTTGAAGTATCCGACCAGGCCGTCCTTACCGACGCACAAGGGGCCGTCACGCGCAACCTGTGGCAGCAGGACGAAGTCGCGTTGAAAGTACACATGCGCCTTGGGTTCGCGTTGCCAAACAGGATCAACCGCACGAATCAGACCGAGCTTACGCGTTGCGCGTTCTCGGTATTGACCGATTAACCCAACTTCAACAGTCGCCCACGATGGGCGGCGGAAAGGAAGTGTGCTATGGGATTGTTTCCCAAACATGCAGCCGAATATTTGGGCCAGTGCGGAATTCCTACGGGCCCCAATTCTCAGGTCTACATTGTGGACCCGCAAACCGGATCGGACAGCAACACTGGGCTGAGTTTCAAGACCCCGCTGTTGACGTTGGCCGCTGCGGAAGATCTATGTGTGACCAACCAAAACGACGTGGTGATTCTCGTTGGCGGTCCAACGTCCAACGCGCTAGCAGCGACGGTGGCCTGGGACAAAGACTACACCCATCTTATCGGCATGTCTGCTGACCTTAGTGTAGGCCAGCGGTGCCGCGTTACTGGTTCCGGGACGGTGGACCTAACCAATCTGATGACCATATCGGGTGACGGTTGCATCTTCCGCAACGTCCAGTGGAACAACGAACACAATGCGGATGAGGCTTCCGGCGCTCTCACTGTGACCGGCAACCGTAACCATTTCAAGAACTGTATGATGGCTGGCATGGTTCACGGGAACCCAGCTAGCAAGGCCACGAGCTTCTCGCTGAAACTTACAGGCGCGGCCGAGTGCCTGTTCGAAAACTGCTGGATCGGAAACGATACCATTGTGCGGACAGCGGCCAACGCGGAACTTGTCATGTCTGCCGGATCGAGCAAGTGCATTTTCCGGGACTGCCGTTTCGCGTCGGCGTCAAGCACTGCTGGCAAGTTTATGGTATCGCTTGACACCGATGTGGGAAGTGGCTTCAACTATTGGAAGGATTGTCTGTTCTACAACAATTCTGTCAACTGGGGCACTGAACTCACCAATTGTTTCACCATCACGGGTAGCGGCAAAACCTACTACCCCATCCTGAAAGACTGCCAGTTGGTAGGTATCGCGGGTTGGTCGGATGTGATAACCCACTTCTACAGTTCCGACCCGGTTGGCGATGCTGGTGCTGGCGTGCGCGTATCGTTGACTGGCTGACAAACTGAAACGCGGGGCCGGGCTACGGTCTGGCCCCGCATAATGACATTTGCGAAAGGATTAGAATCATGGCAGGAACTATCAGTAACACTGGCAAAGGCCACTTTCTGGCGATTGATGTCACTGGCGCGGCCTCCACAGACGGCGGCGGTGTAGCCAGTATCTTGAACCCCGAAGGTGTGGCGTTGCATATCGTTCGCACGTTTTGGAAGATCGCGACTGGCAGCACTGGCGGCGCCGACTTGAACGCTGGCATCGCCGCGGCCACCGACACGGATGCCAGCGACCTGATCTCTGCGCTGAGCGCGGCTACCCCAGGCACGTTCAACGGTATCGCGCAAGTAGTTGCCGCGAAGGCCGCAGTAGGCCTTGCTTGGGGCGCGACGTCGTACCTGAACCTGACCGGTTCGGCGACGACTGCGGGTCTTGTCGGCACGTTTTACGTCGAATATATCCGAGCTTAGAGTACTGTGGCATCCACAGCAGAAGAGCAAGCGCGGTTGCGGCGAATGGTTGCGGAGCCTACGGAAACTACGTATGACGACGACGCCATCGCCGCAACCATTGAGCGCTTCCCGATCCATGATGCGCGTGGTGTTGACCCGCTAACGTGGGATTTCACCACAGACCCGCCTACTCGTGAGGAAAACGAGAACTGGGTCGCAACGTACGATCTACATGCGGCTGCGGCTGACATTTGGGAAGAGAAAGCTGCTGCTGTATCGTGCAACTACGACTTTGGTGCCGACGGCGCAAAGATTAGTAGGAGCCAAGTCTATGAGCAATACCTGCGGATAGCTGCTCGGTACAGGGCGCGTTCTGCTCCGCGAGCACGCGAAATGGTACGCCGCGATATTGCACGCGACCCGTCTACCGGCGCTATTGTAGGCGTGACGCCAATCGTAGATATGCAAACGGATAACCAGGTATTCAACTCATGAGTACGTGTATGAATGCGCTTACAGCAACAGAAGCGGCGGCTCTACGAACTGCGGCTGAAGCTGCTATGCTGGACACCTGCCAGCTTGGCACGGTGAGCAATGCGGCTGATGATACCTACGAAGGCGCTGAGACAGTGACGTATGCTACGGCGATTTCGTGCCGGTTTGTGGCACAGCGAGGGGCTGAAGGTGCCGGGTCGGAAGCGGTGATTAACGATGCTATGGTACGGCTCCCGTTTGCCACAGCAGCGACTAGCGTCAAACGGGTGAAGCTCGTTTCTCGGTTTGGCACAGCCCTTGGAACGCCTGAAACGTACAGGATTCTTGGTGGGCCGTTGACCGGGCCTACTGCTGTCACGCTGAAACTAAAGGCATTGCCTGCTGGCGGTGTTGGATGAGCAATACCACTCCACAATGGAGCTTTGATCCAGGCCGGATGGCCCGTGCGTTAGCAGACGCGCGGCCATTGTTGGATAAACACGTGCTTGAACTAGCTGAAACCACCACGGAACTTGCCAAAGATAAGTGCAAGAAAGTTACTGGCACAAATGCCCGTAGTATCACTGCTGACTACACGAAAGGCGACGGCTCGAAGCTCGTGCATTTGGGCAAAATGGGCCAAGCTGGATCAAAAGAGGGGTTTAAGCTGAGCGAAAGCGATGTCGGAGTCAGAATCTATACACAGTCTGGGTATGGCGGCTATCTTGAAATGGGCACAATGTATATGGCGGCGCAACCTTACATAAGGCCAAGTTTTGAACGTGCTGTCAGTGGCTTGAAGCGTGGATTGGATGGTGCGTTGTGATTGATACCAACGCCGTATTGAAAGCCTACCTGAAAACCAGCGGTACAGGGTTGTATACCCTTGTTGGCGCGCGGATACATATGACTCGCGTACCGGCCGGATTCGCTAACACGGCTACTGCCCTGGAAGTCATGCGGAACGGCGGCGATGATGACGCTTATGTGGCAATGCATGACCCGACGTACCAGATCAAATGTTTCGGTGGGACGACTAGCCACGCTAACGCGCAAGCGGTGTACCGGGCGTTGTGCGACCGGCTACACAGAGCCAGTAATGTGACGGTGACAGGCGGCGTGATTATGCGCGCCGATCAAGAGATTCTAGGTCAAGACCTGTACGATCCTGATACAGGCTGGCCATTTGTATTGACAACTTTTCGCGTGACAATGCGTCCGGCGTCGTAACCGGACAAGAATAGGAGATAATCATGGCTGACACAGCAGCAAACAGAATGGCTGGAGGTCCACAGATCTACATAGCGGCCGAAGATACCGCGCTCCCGCCGTTGACGGCCCTAGCACTGGATTGGGACCAAAACGAAGTCCAGACAATCACGCCTGCCAGCACCTGGACCAGCGGAACGTATACGCTCGAAGTCACGTACAATTCGGGGTCAAGTGAAACCACGTCGGCGATTGCTCTTGACGCCGATGCGGACACCATCAAATCTGCATTGGCCGCGTTAACCACCTTGTCGGCCAGCGATCTGACCGTGACCGGTGGGCCACTTAACGATACTGGGCCAATTGTGCCGGTCGTGGTGACGTTCGGCGGCACGTATGCCAATGTAAACATGCCCATGGTGCAAATCGACGTAGGAAGCATTATCGGTGGCGGTACGGCCACGGTGGCCGAGACCACTCAAGGCATGGTGTGGACCGCGTTGCCAGACATCGTTTCCAAGTTCGATGTGAAGCCGGCTCATGCGGCGGCCGACCATCGACCGTTACATACGCCGCACCGCACCGGCTCTGTCACGACGGATCTTGGCATTGACGAGATCACGTTTGAGATTGCCGAAACGGACATTGACGCGTTTAATCTGGCGTTCCCTAGCACCCTGAAAACGACTACGGCTGCAGGGGCTGGCACGGCTGGTTACGAGACGTTGGCGCAACCTGCCCCGTCGGATATTGACGACAATATCAAAACGCTGTGCTCGGTTCGTAGCGGTCCATTTGCTACCGGCTGGGGTATCCTGGAACAGTTTTTCCGGTGCAAACGGATGGCCGATCAGGCTATCACTGAAGATACTGGCGCGCGCAAGCTGCAAATTCGGTTTGCGGTGTATGCCGACCCTGACAACAGCAACAAATGCTCGCAGAAATACCAGTACACGGCCACGGCGACGTCGTAGCCTTTGATCTTGCGATGGCCTGTGCGGCCATTCTAAGCGGGGGGGACAGTCGTCCCATTGCGGCTGCCTCCCCCCAATAACAAAAATGGGACAATGGGCAAGCATTGGGGATTCAGCACATGGACAACGAACAAAACATGGGCAACGAACAAAACATGGGCAACGAACAAAACATGGGCAACGAACAAAGCGCAGAGATACTTATCGAGGATGGGCCAGTAGAACTTACTCTGGGCACGGCTACTGTGCCGGTGAACGCCATGACCATCGAACACAGCGTGCAATGGTCTAAACGGGTACGGCGTGCCTGGGCTGCTCAGGGCGCAACCAACCAGGCGGTCATAAACGCGATGGCTGCGGACGAAGAGCCGATCGCACAGTTAGCGGCGCTCGACAAAGGGCTTGACGGCGGGGCAATGAATGACATTCTTGTGGCGCGTGATTTGCTGCTTGAACACAGCCCCAAAATTATGACGGCGGAAGTTTTGAACGAAGCCACGGCACGCCAGATTGTGAGTGGGTTTCTGAAAGTCTACGCCAACGAAAACCCTATGCGAGAGCTTCGCGCCGGATGGGCGCGGGCACAGTAGACAGCGAGGATCGCAATGATGAGCCGGGCCGGACGTTCGAGCTGTTGGCCAGCGAATACGGCTGGGACCATAGGCATATCCGAGAACGGTTCACGTTTGGCCAACTCCAGATCTACGTGGACGCCATGAACGCGCGCTACCGGCGGGCCAACCGGGCATCGAAACCGGATGATGGCTTTGTCTCGTGGGAGTCTACCTGGACCCAAAGCCAAGACATTATCCATGTGACCGGAGACACTCATGATTAATCTAGGCGACGCCATCCTGTTTTTCAAGGGCGACATGAGCGGGCTCAATTCTGCTATTGGCGCTGCTCAATCTACTGCCCAGGCCGGTATGGGTAACATCGCTCAGGCGTCTCGTATGGCTGGCGTAGGGATGGTAGCGTTTGGTGCGGCGGCGGTAGGCGGGATAGGCGTGGCTGTTACAAAGGCTGCCACGTTTGAGCAGGCGCTACGCAACGCTGTCAGCGTCACCGGGTTGACTGGCGAAGCTGCGGACGTGGCCCAAGAAAAGATGAACAAGCTGGCGATCACGTTGGGCCAAAAGACAGCATTCAACGCGACACAAGTAGCTAATGCGTTCTATGATCTGAACTCGAAAGGGTTCGATGCGGCGTCCATGAGCATTGATGAGCTTTTGCCGTTCCTGAATCTGGCTAGTGCTACTCAGTCTGAATTGACGCAGACAACGGAAACTGTAACGGCTACGCTAAAAGCGTTCGGGATGGAGAACAGCCAGACCGGGCGTATTGCTGACGTGTTCACGACGGCCATCGGCAAAAGCGCAGCCAAACTAGAATCGTTTGCGAACGCTATGCCGAAAGCGGCTGCAGCCGCCAAGGCTACTGGCGTAGGGTTTGAGGAAACGTCGGCGGCGTTGGCTGTGCTGTTTGATACCGGCATTCGCGCCGAAGCGGCTGGTG